TCGTACGATTGTTAGTCAAGGTCAAGCAGATGACCAAGTCAGCAGTAAGTTTTTTATGAGTTAAAAATGTAGTATAATGAATTAAAGCCTGCCAGTGTACGGCGGGCTATTTTTATATAGGAGGTGAAGAGATGGATTTACTAATCGAAAAAGACGATAAGCGTACTTATCTTAGTAGATATAAAGTGATTACAACTTCATTTGAAGAAAGTTCGCCATCGGTAAAACGCAATAACACGCAGATCCAATATCGTAACGGTAACGTTGATTTTGGCGGTTGGAATGAAACTAAAACAATCGATTATGTTGGTTATTATCGGGCTGACGATTTAGAAGATGAAGAATATTTGCGTGAGAGAATTTACGCATTATTATCTGATCCTGAAGGATATTACATCACTCAATTAAAGAATGATGATGATAATAGTTTCGAGCGCCCCGGAGAAAACACGGGCGATTACTTCGATAAACAGGTAAACCGGCCGAGCCACAAACGATTCTACGTATATGCTAGTTCGTTAGAATCTGAATTAGTTGGATCGAATGGTGGCCACGTACTTTATAAAATAAGTGCTACATTTACAACAATGAAATTGCCTTATGGCGAAAGTGTACCGCGTGATTTAGATGTTAAGCCGAATGTGCCTTATATCGGACGGAACCTGTTATTGGATTCTCAAACACAGACGCGGAAACCGTCTTGGTTTACTCCGAACGGTGCATGGACTAATGATTGGGGAACTTATCTGGGGTCAAATATATATCGTACTTCATCTTCATATTCTAATGCTCGATACAGTTATAAAGACCTATTAGACCGAGGCGTCATTAATACCACGGACGACTTTACCTACTCTGCTTACTTTAGAGTAGTTGGCGAAGACCCAGCAGGAATGTCGTATGCCAAGATTAATTTCATCTCAGCTGCAACTACAAAAAGCTGGAATATACCTGTACAACTAACCAGCTTAAAAGAGGGTCAGTGGGCACGAATAGTAGTTACTTTCAAGTTTAAGGACTTTGAATATGACCCAACTAAGGACTATAACTATTCAATACGTTTTGAAATGTCAGCATCTCCAAAATTAGCTGGCGCACGTTACGAGTTTGCAGCGCCAAAACTTGAAAAAGGTACCATAGCAACAGCCTACTCACCAGCACCAGAAGACCATGAATATAACGCTTGGTATACTGACACGTATTACAAAACTGATAATTTAGTTATTCCGTATGCTGGAACTGTGCCTTGTAATCAGTTGGAACAAGGATTTGCGGTTGAGTTTACTGCTAAAGAGAGTGGATATGGGTTGAAAGTTAATCTAAACGGCACAGAACTAACGTATAATGGTCAAGTATATAGTGGTGATGTCGTTAAACTATCAGGTTATGAATATACAAAAAACAATGTTAGCATTGTAAAATCAACTAATAAGGCTTATTTTAAATTGATTCCTGGAATTGCCAATACGATTTCATCTAATTTGCACGGGTCAATTAAAATATTGGGATTCCAAAACTTATACGCATAGGAGGTGATTAATCAATGACAGTTTTTAAAGATATTAGCAATAACGAATATGTTGCTGATACTGAAATCAAACTTACCGAAGGCGTTAATGGTGAAAAGTCGTTAACTGGTACGATTTACTTTGGCAATGATGTAAAGAAAAATCTTGCTAAAGGCTGGACGATGGTATTCAATGACGAAGAATATGCTATCGTCACGTTCAGATATAATGATACAGATAACACGGTATCATTTTCGGCCGTTCAAATGTTCTTTTATACGTTAAGTATTAAAATGTTTCATGAAAAATGGAACGGTTCACACCCGTTAAATGAATATTTAAACGCTATTTTTAAAGATACTGGTTATTCATACAATAACGAAACATCAACAGCTGCATTTGAAAAAGAAAATTGGGGATTAAAAGACAAACTATCCCTGTTTAACGATGTTATCAATCAAATTTCAGCTGAGTTTGAAGTCAAAGGCACAACAGTTTATATCAAAGATAAAATTGGATCTGATTTATCAACTGTTGTTCGTCAAGGATTCAACCTATCAACGGCTGAAATTGAAACCGACAGTAGTTCTTTCGCTACCTATGGAATTGGTTATGGTGTGCACGATGATGTTGACGATCAGACTTCACCACGATTGTCGGTTGAGTATTACAGCCCGTTATACGATATGTATAAAGATAAGTTTGGAGCTATTGAAGCCGAACCGGTTGACGATGAGCGTTATACTATTTCAGATAATTTATTAGCCGCGGTTAAAAAGAAAGTTGATAATAGCTGGAGCTTATCGATTACCGTATCGTTGTTAGATTTACAAAATGCTGGTTATCCATATGCTATGGCTAGTGCTGGCGATTCAATTACAATTGTAGACGAATCATTAAACTTCGAAGATGAAGTACGCATTATTAAAGTTGTTAGTTCATATAACATCAATGGCGAGCGTATTTCAGTTGATGTAACGTGCGGTGATTTAACTATGGCGCAGACACAATCAGCTAGCTCGTCAGTAGCAACTAGCACAATCACAGACATTATCAATGGCAATTCTGTACTGCCTGACGCATGGTTCAGTGAACAGATGCAATTGGCAACTAACAGTATTCTAGCTGCTAGAACTGAATTAAAATTTACTGATCAAGGGATTATCGCAATTGACACAACAGACCACAACAAAATGGTTATTCTTAACTCCGCAGGTATTGGTGTATCAACGGACGGTGGACAGACATTTAAAACAGCGATCACTGCTGAAAGCATCGATGGTCAAAACATCAACATTAAGAATATTAACGCTAGTAATATTGTTGCCGGGGTTATCAACGGTATTACTTATAACACGGTTGACGACGATACAAATTTCAGAATAACATTGCAAAAAGGTATGATGGAATACTACTATAACGGTAATCTGTTAGGCGGAATTTATTCAACCGTTGATAAAGCAACTGGTAAAGTTAATGGATTCGCTATTTGGAATCACCCTGGATATATTTTCAGCATTAACCAAGCTGATGAAACTGGTAAACTTTCTAAAGCAGTTTTTCAGATACCAACATCTTCTACAATTGATAATCCAGAGTACAATTTATTCGGATATGCGTTAAGTGATTTGGCCACAAAAGGTAATTTATATTCCGAAGGCAGATACTACACAAAAGGTGACATTGTTAGCCAAAAAGACGATTTGTTTTGGATTAGTGGTAAGCAGCAAGTTGTTATTAGTGGAAACAACCAAAAAACAAATGTGTTTAACGCATATGGCGACCACGTAGACATATTAGGTAACTTCACTGTGTATAATGGCACCAAGAACGCAGCCAGTGTTACACGTGACGGTGTGCGTGCTACGCCTGCGTATGAAATGGCTGAAAGTTGGTTTGGAGATATGGGAGAATCAACAACTGATAATAATTGCGAAATTTCAGTTCCAGTTGATCCAATATTCAGCGACATTGTAAACACTAGCATTAAATATCAAGTGTTTTTGCAAAGCTACAGTTCAGCACATGTATGGGTAGAAACACGTAACGAAGACGGATTCGTTGTAAAATCTGACAAGCCTAATGCTGATTTTGCATGGGAGTTAAAGGCCAAGCGGCGAGGATATGAAGACGAACGACTAGTTAAAACTGATATGACGTTAGATGAAGTGAAGAAAATTGAAGAAGGAACTGGTACAATTAGTAATGACGAAGACAAAGAATATAAAGGTGGTAATGTAGATGGCGATTAGAACATATGACATCTTACTTGATAGTTATAATTCAACAATGCCAGAACCAATCATAGGACGTCAAGGAGATAAAAATGGCGCCGTTACACTGCATGTCACGATTACCGATCGAGGAACTGCAGTTAATTTAACAGGCCAAACAGTTAATCTGATTGCTGAAACAGCCAAGGGCACAGCAATCGTTGCTGACAACGGCGGAGTAACGTTAACTGACGCTGTAAACGGAAAATTCGATTATAAGATTCCTAATGCACTATGGTCGGAATCCGGTAAAATAAAAAAGGCTTACTTTTCACTTAATGATACGGATGGTCAGCAAACGACTTATGATTTAATTTTTATTGTCAAAAAATCAATTGATACTAGTCAAGATAAAGCTGACGACTATATTACTATTATTGACGGCACGATCAGAGACTTAAAAACAAAAGTTGATGCTATTTATGCCACGTATCAAGCTGGGGATTTTTACAGCAAGACAGAATCGGACAGCCGATTCTACAGCAAAGCACAGACTGATGAAAAAGATACTGCGACTCTTGCAAGCACAAAAAGCTATGCTGACACTGGCGACAGTTCGGTTCTTACAAACGCAAAGACATATGCTGATACGCAAGATAGCAAAACGCTGACTTACGCAAAGGCATATGCAGACACGGCTGCCAACAATAGTATTCCGCATTTTATTGATAGCTTGAATACACTAAAAAGTGCTTATCCAAATGGTGATAACGGAATATGGGTAACTGGAGACGGGCATCAATATACATGGTATAACAACACATGGAATGACGGCGGTGTATATTTATCAGAATATTTAAACTATGGGAACTTGATTTCAGGGCTATTAACAGTGGATTTTTCTAATAATCAAGCCACTATTAAAAGTGGGTCTTTCATATCACGCCCAGGTTTGAGTGACGTACAAGTTACAAATGATTCAACAATATCTTTAGGATCAGGCAATGTACGGTATATCGTTTATGACATTACCAATTCAGGACTTGGTATATACGAAAACACAAACAAGATTGGAACTGACAAAGTTGTATTAAATGTAATCACAGATGGTGCGTTACAATTACCGTATAATCGCAAGGCAGTTAGAGTAGTCAGCTCGTCTGAAATGTTGCCACCTGAACGTACGGCTGTTAATATTGGTGACACGATATTTGTTAATTGGGACACCGGCAAGGTAACCGTACCGTCAAGCACAATCATTGAAACCAGTGACAATGGATTCGTTGAAGCTAATGTATCTAACGTTGAACTTGATTTCTCATCGTTTAAAGATCGCGGTGTTGAGTTTATGCTGTCATATGACAATTTGGCTCACACGTATTCAATTGATGAAATCGAAGCTAGAAGAACTAATAACACGAACCAAGGACGTTATTATAGTAATTTAATTCTGGCAATTATTGGTTTGAATGGACTTAAATTTTTACCACAAGGGTCTAACATCGTATTCCGACCGTTCGGTGAAGAACGTGATGGAATACCGACAATTCTTAATGGCAAAATGTATATTGATACTAACAATCACAAAATTAATTTTAGCAGTGATTTTATTTTAGGGTTACAGCAAGCTGGGCGTTTTGAATCAATCAGTTATTCCGATAACATTACGTATACCGATGCGGCGAATGGATCATCAATCAACACGCTATATTTACGGTTAACGTTGCATGAAAAATATTTCTATGTTGACATTTACCCACGTCAAAAAGGCGACTTTAGAATTTTGACATTTTGGAATGGTAAGGCATTTGGAATTGGCGATATGGATCGCGTGTACGTAAATATTGTCCCCAATGGCGGACGGCCTTCTACTAAAAACCCGATTAACATTCAACAATTATCGAGATTGATGTATGACGAAAAAAAGCCAACAGTTAAAATCGCCAATCTGGGAGATTCAACTTACCAAATCACAGGTACTGATAGCACTGAAGGCAGATGGTCAGACTTACTACAGCCTAAATTAATTGCTGAAACCGGTAATCCAAACATCTCGGTGGTTAATGGTGGCTTCAGTGGTAAGTCGATTCAATGGATTGGCGAAAACTTTGACACATATTTCGGATCTGGTAAGCAATTTGATGGAGTTCAGTTCTTAATATTGGGATTTGGATTAAATAACGGCACTGGGTTTTATAATTTAGATGAGATTAAAGCTACAACGCAAAACGTCATTGAAAGAATCAATGAACTTGGAATATCAGTCGCATTAGCTACTACTCAAGCAACAAACAGGACACAGCAACAAGATAGACAACAATTCCATATGTTTGCAGCTGAAAATGCCATGCGTAAAGAACTAGCATATGAAATGAATATCCCTTTGATCGATTTGAATACAGCAACACAAATTTTCTTGCAGCATTCACAAGTTACAAATTCAAACATTACTTTTGATGGGCTGCATTTTGCACCAAGAGGTCATATTTTTGAAGCGGAGTGGATCGAATCTCAATTATCAACACGTTGTATTGAATTTGATGATGAATTTTTAATTGATTCAACCCTTCAAAATACAAGATCTGATGCTCCGCAAGAATGGATAGTTGACAACCCGGATTTTGATAATGGATTTAAAACAAAGTTTCTAAAAACAGGTGTTACAACAGACACCCTAATGTTGGACACACTTTTGATGAACATGAATAAAAAGCCGATAGCATTAACTGCATATGCCGGAACAAATAACAGTGCATATCTCAACGTTAATGGAACGAATTTTGATTTAAAATCCGGTAAAAATGTGATTTATATTAGTGCTGAAATTGGAATTTATAATATAAAAGTCATGAGTGGAACTGGAAACGTTGATTTTGAAGGGCTTAAATTTGAAAGATAAAAAGGGTGATGTGATGTTTGAAAATTTGAAAAATAACAGGTTCTGGTTTTGGAAAGCGTTGGAAACATATGGGATTGGTGCGTTATTTATTATCAGGCAAAACACAATTTCATTT